TTTTTAAAATATTCAAGAAGTTGGGGAGGCATTTTTCCTTTAGCCATCTGAAATCTCCAAATTAGGTGCTGGTACAGAAACTCTAAAACGATTAGGCAAGAAATCTCCTCTAGCTGTAGGGGCTCGTAAGTAATCCCTTTCTGCAGTAAAGATATCTACTCGTCTATCTCCTGCCATTCTAGTACGACCTCTACTTTGCTCAAAAGGGTTTTCAGGTACTTTCTCACCCTGACTAATAATGTCTTTATCTCTTCTTATACCTAAAGTATATCCAAGTTGTGTTCTTGGTAAAACAGCCATTTATAAAGCAGCTATATTAAATAATACTGTTGCAGCGGTTCCACCAGCTTCACTAACAAAAACAGCCTTAACAAATTTTACTGGCCTATCAGCAACACTATAAACAGATGTTCCGTTTGAAGTAATTGTTTGAGCTGCAATAATTGGAGCATAATTAGTTCCATCTATACTGCCATCCAAACGAACAACCACATTAGTATTTATAGAAGCTACTGTTGCTGTCAAAGTATAACTTTTTGTAGCAAAGAAATTATTTGATGCTACTTGCAAAACTGTTCCATCTCCCGGAGCAGATAAACTTGTATCAGTAAAAAATATTGTGTCTTGAAAGTAGGTTACTGCCATTGTAAATTTACAATCCTTTTCTTAAGAATAACAGGGGGAAATGTTCTTACCTATGATTTGTTTCTAGGAATAACCGTGTTCCTACAGCCACATCAGCCGGTCCTGGGAGGGCTTGTATAAACTCTGCACCTTCTCTATTAAATCTGTATCTAGCCTGTTCTGGATTACGATAATTAGGAACATAAAGATGCATGGCTAACCTATCTGTCTCGTAAATATATATTTGTGTCCAAGTCTTTAATGTCTCACGAAAGTCTGATGTTGAAACTGTTCTATCAACGTCACCAAGAATACTTTCTACTCTATTTTTAGGTAGTGAATCGTTATTGACACTACCAGTCATATCAGTTCTTTTTTCTGCTTCATCACATCTACTAACCTGTTCTACAATCTTACTTACCCAGAAAGAGTCCTGAACATTATTAAGTGCTTCTTCTAATCGAGCTTGGTCACCAGCTGGTATGGAAGTTATGTTATAACCTAAATGCCAACGTACTTTTGATTGTAA